GCCGTATACTGACGTATACGGTAATAATGGAATAGGATTATCTTCTGCATAATAACCCGGTGCTATTTTAATAACTGTGCCTTGTTTAAAATAAGGACTGCGTGTAGCTCCAGTAATTGTGCGGCAAGCACGAGTTGCATCCATTGCACGGCCATCGTTGTCGTCGCTTCCGTTTTCGTTTACATACAAAATATTATTAACAACAGGTGCAGTACCCAAAGGACTGCCACCATACACACGGATGTCTCCGTTAATCTGTACGCTCTTGTTTAAAGTTCTTTCTAACAACGGAATATCAGGAAAGAACTGTATGCTAGTAGCAGTTCCAGCAGTGTCAATCTGTTTTGTGTAGATATTTTCTAAGTATGCACTTTGCCAATAGCTAGCAGTGTTACCTAAACTGTATTCAGAAACAATTTCTGTACTGATGTATGTTGAGAAAGTTCCACTACTAATATAAGGAAGTATATCGCTTTCTACTTCACCAAACAATTGAATAGTGTCTGTAGATGTAGTATCACCTAATTTGATATTTCCTTGTGCAAAGAAATTACCTGTGGCAAAAACATCGCCGTCTACTCTTAGATCAGATTCAACAAATGTATCGTCGTCGCCGCCTGGAGCAATTGTGAACGGTCCAAAGATTGTGGAAAGTGTGCTACTTGAAGTAGAGCTTTCAATAGTAACTAGTCCGATAGTTGCAGTATCTGCTATCAGAACTTTTGTTGTGAGTGTGCCGTTTACTTCTAATTCAGTACGAGGAGCATCGGTTCGAATACCTATGCGGCCATTAACAACATCAATGTATAGCAGATCGGTTTCGACTGCAATGTTGACTCCATCCCTAAGCAGATTTTGTGCTAAGAGTGGGCCCGTTATACGACCTACGGCCATGCTTGCTCCCTATACCCCGTGTTTCACGGTTAACCACCTTTCATTGCGGGTTTACCACAGTATAATCTGCCGAAACATCCGGCATCGTTATATTTATCGGGAAAGAGATTTTTGGGTTACTTAGGTGTTAACCCGGAGGATAATATCCGTCAACACCTAGCATTACCACAACAGGCTTAGCTGGTACTGCTCCTGTAAATTGTACATAGGTTCCAGTATTAAAATTAAAGGTAAGGAGTGTTCCTATCGATACTGATGCAGTAACTGGTTCACTCAATTCAACATTTGTTGTACCAGTAATTGTGCCAATTACAGTTGTTGATGAGCTGATTCCAGCAGCACCAGTTACGGTCTGGCCAGGTTGTACATTTTGTACGGTATCAAGATATAGTACAAACGAAGATGCACTAGTAGTTGCTGTAGTAGTTGCTGTTACTGCACTAGGATCAACTGTTAAATCATAGTTAGTAAACGGAATTTGAAAAACGTTATCAACATATACTTGAATATTAGCAGCACCACCTAAAGTAGCAGCAGAATAAGAAGGCGAGTAAGTTGCGTTTAACGGGCCAAATATATTACTATAATAGTTTCCGCTGCCTAAATTCTGAACTGTAATTCTTGCAGGGCGAACTGTTCTAATTCTTTCCCAACCAATTCTAACTCTAGTTTCTAAATCAAATAATTGAGTGTTATGTCGTATCTGACCGTTAGTAGTGTTTGTGGGACGTTGTAATACTGTACCGCCGGGAAGTTTAAAACTCTGTGTAGAATCTGAAATTAAACGACCATCTGCTTCAACAGCAAAATTATCATCTTGCGGATTATGAGAATCTATTGATTTTCTTTTGTAAAATTTCATAGTTATTAGGCCGTTTGTACATAACTTACTGTAGCGGTGATAATTAAATTCTGACTAGCTTGTGCTTGAATACTGTCACCGTCATTAAGAATAAATCTCTCCGTGTCCATACTGAATGTTTCTCCAGCAGGCAAAGATATTTCATTCATAATCATATTGGCATCACCTGCTGCGACTGCCGCCGGCACTGCCCAAACTGTTACTGTTGCATCAACAGATAAACTTGTATTACATAAGATAATACAAGTGATTGCGTTTTCGCCGGACCCAACAAATACTTCTGTTTTTGCAGTTGAGCTAAGTTGCGAATTTGTGATTGCCATTTTTAATCCTTAGAATATAATTGATAGTACCAGAGCTTTTCTTGCAGAAATTAATTCGCCGCTAGTTGGAACTAATGTACTTGGGTTTTCAAAGCCAGAATATTTAATACCTGTACTACCAGCACCTACAGTTGACGTAGTGTAAATTTTTACAATACCTTGTGCAGGCTGAGGCGGAATAGATGAAACTCCTATACCAATACCATTATTTACAACTACTGTGCCGGTGCCCGATGTTTCTAAAACTAGATCTCTGTTTGCTGAAGCTGTTCTTAAAGTATTGCCTGCAACAATTAATGTGCCTAAAGTAATTACAGGAACACCTGCTAGTCGCTGAACTATCATTGTAGACACTCCGTCAATAACAGTAGTAATATACCCCGGCTGGATATTATTATCAGTTATCGTAATTCTTGTGTCGTTTTGTCTTAATTCTAGTGCTGTTAACGCACTAGTAGCAGTACCTCTTAATGGAGTATTGTCAACGTAATATTTGTTTGGAATATCGTTGTCATCAGTTACTCTTAGATGATAGTTTTGTTGGCCGGCGACGCTGACAACTCCGTTGATTCCGGCACCTAACAAGTTTAGTTTATTGTCGTTGTTTGGGCCGCCGCCTGCTAATCGAATAGAACTGACTTCAATTGCAGCACCTCTATTGGCAGTTTTAATTGCCCATATACCGGTGTACTGTGTTGCTGTTGTTGAAGTTGAGCTCCATGCACGTTCTTCAAAAAGAATAGATGCACGAGTTGCAGTACTGGCATTGCTGCCTCGATCAATTACAAATCCTGATTGTCCGTAGAATGGAGTATTTGCTTCTCCGAAACTTACGCTAGTTCCGGATTCGCCCGAGTTCAAAGTAATAATGTTATCTTTAACTACGGTATTAGTTGTTGCAATATTAGTAGCAGTACCCAATACATTTAAATTGCCAGTAATAACCACTGTGCCAGAACTCACACCCGTATCTAATGTAATGGTGCCGCCCGGGGCAGTTGCCAATTTTAAATCGCCAGAATATCTAATTACATCGACGGCCATGAAAAGTTCCTTTATCGTATTTAGCCACAAATAAGAAAAGGGCCTAAGCCCTTTCCTATATGCTTACTTTAATTAAGCGTTAGCTAATAGAACAGTTGTTCCAGTTGCTGCGGTAATGGTCCACTGTGCCCATGCACCGTCTTCAATCAAGAATGCTGTGCTAGAAGTGACCTGCTTTAGTCTTGCTTTCTTAGCATGTAGTTTGATAACACGATATGTACTGCCATTCCAATCAGTTGCTGTTAGGTCAGCTTCACCTGCTGCGTTAGCTGCACTACCGTCTGCTACTAAACGAACAACACCAACACCTTGTGAGTTTTGAACAACATACTTGTTATTGCCAGCTTGACGAATAACGTCAGACAATAAACGGCTGCTTCCACCTGCACCGCTTAGATAACCTGCTGCACCACTTGCTGGAAGATATGCGTACATTGCTAACCCGTTTTCACGAGCTGCTGCTGTTAATGCAACGTGATAAGTTGCAGTAGTTCCAGTTGTTGCTGGACTAACTGTAACAGTAACACTAGAAGTAGAAGTATAACCGCTACCGCCATTGCTGACGTTAAATGCTGAAACTCTACGATCGGTACCGATACTTAAAGTACCGCTTGCGGCTTCTCCACCTGCAATTTGAGGTGTAGAGCCTGTCCATGTATAGTTTGTAGTTGTAGAATATAATGTACCAGTTGTTAAAACTGTAACTACATTAAAACTTTCACCGCCTACGCCTTCACCATCTAGTTGATAGTTTCTGTTTGCAAAATATTTTTTATGAATTGGACGTCCCATTTTGTTTTCCTTTATAAAATGACGTTCTAGGTCTACGCAGAGGGAACTGCATAAGTTTTTTCTAGTACTATATTTAACAGAAAACGCCCCGAAGGGCGTTTTTAATTTGCTTTTTACAGCAAGTTTGATTAACGGAAGCTAACGTTAGCAGAAGTGATTGCCACTTTGCCTAGGTAGTCAGCAGCGTTACCCAAGCTAGAAGCTGTGTTTGTCAACTCGACGTAACCGTAACGAGTTAAGAAACCAACGACTGGTTCGAATGTAGCTGGATCTAAAACAACTCCAGAGCTCATTAGAGGGATGTAAGGGCAATAGAATGCCGCTGCATCTGCTTCAGATGGGCCTTTGTAACCAATTAAACACTGGTTGTTGTCGTCTGTGTCGCTTAGGTAAGCGTCAACATAGATCTTCATGCTGTTATTCAATGTACCAACAAACTTAGTGTTTGTAGGTGCTTCGAATGTGCCTTCTGTAGTACGAGCAAACGCACTAGTTGTAGCACTTTGTAGGATCGTTAGAGCCTGGTTGCTGATAACAGCCCAGTTTGCAGAACCACGACGTGTACGCTGAGCAATCAAGTTAGCAACACGGTTGATCTGAACAGCTAAAGCAGCGTGTTCGTCACCAACGAATGTAGCAGTACCAGATACAGCAGCTTGGTCATAAGTCTGTTCAACTGAACCTAAAGCACGTAGACTAGCTAGAACTTCTTGGTCAATTTCAGCAGTAATTTCTTGTGCTAGAGCAGCCATGATTTCTGCTTCGATATCAATGCCGTGCATTGCTTGTGCATCTTGTGCAGCCTCGAATGTCCAACGAGCGGATAGCTTACGGCTCTTCGCTTCAACTGGAGCTTTCAAGATCTGAATGCTCATACGCTTACCAACTTGGCCTTCTAGGACCGCAGTTGTTTGGGCTTTAGGTGTTGCGTTAACTCCGTTACCAGAGTAAGCAGCAGCTAACTTGAATGGGCTTAGTGCTTCATCACCAGCTACTACGCTGTCACCAGACGATGTGTCTGCATAACGTACACGTAGAGTATGGATCTGTGCAACTGGGCCAGTCATAGGTTGAACACCAACGATTTCGTTAGCGATAACTGTCGGCATAACACGACGAATTACCGGTAGAATAACGCGGTTTAAAGTCGCGATATTACCAGTGCTTGTAGCTCCTGCTGTTGCAGATTCAGCCAAGTACTTACGAGTATTCTCTAAGCATACGCTCATAGAAGACTTGCGGTTACCTGATAGGCCTTCAAGCAGAGCTTCTTTGGTCTCTGACCATCTTTCATTTAATAATTGTGACATTTATGTCTCCTTGAATTTAAATTACTTTAGACCCGCGAGTTTGCGGATATCTAAAATGTTATCTAAGCCTACCTGTGGCTGTTTTGTTTCGCGATCTCCAGTTATTTCGGTGCTTTCAGAAAGCATTTCTTTAGGCTGTTGTTTAGCCTTTGGTGCAACTTTCTTCATACCACCTTCCATTACTGCTGGTAGGTATTTGTCAAATGATTCATTCAGTTTTGCAGTCTGTACAGACTCTAGCAATTCTTTCATGATCTCTCTTTTGTCAGCACTTAGTGGTGCTAACAGTTCTGCCATTACTTCTTTACGAGCAGCAACATCTCGGGCAACACGAATTTCGCGGTCCTTAGATTCTACTAACTTTGTCTTTTCTGTAGCGGCATTTTTTGCTTCGGCAAGCTCAACTTCTTTCTTGTCGATAATCTTTAACAATTTTACTGTTTCAGATTTTTCGTTAAGATAGCTTGAGCTATACTCTTGTGCAAATGCTTCAAATAAGCGGCGTCCAAATGCATTAGAACGAGCACTATCGATATCTTCTTTCAATTGCTTGATTTCTGATTTCAATGTCTTTGTGACTGTGTTCTCTACAATTTCGGAACTACGCTTAATAAATCTAGTCTTGATCTCATCGAATTTGATTTTTGCTTCGCTTACTAGTTTAACTCTCGCTTCTGCTAGTTCACGTTTGTCTTGTGCAAATTCATTGATTTCACGTGCTAAAGCTGTTACAATGAACTGCTCTAACTTAGTAAAATTCTCAGAGACCTTTTGACGATCACTTTGGAATTCCACCAATTCTTTTCCAAGCTGACTTAGAACGAACGACTCTAGTACTCTAGCGTCTCCGGACATTTTCTGGTGATATGCAACCTTAGCTTCCGCTAATGCTCTTTTATCGCCAGCAAGTTCAGCCATTTCTACGGCCAATCTCTCGCTAACCATCTTGTCGAGTGCTTCAACCATAACAGTCTTATCATGACTGTATTTTTGAGCAAACTCTTCACGAAGTTCAGCAGTTAATTGGTCGCGATTCTCTTGGATCTTCTGATTAAATGCAGTTTCAATCGAAGACTTAACGTCTTCTGACATCATACCACTCTCGACCAGCTGTTTGAATGCGTCCAACATTGCTATGTCTCCTTAGGCTTTTAAGCCATTAATAATATTAAGCATCGCCTCGCGGAGATGCTTTTGTGCCTTTGGATCTTCTTTAACCTCTTGCCCCACCCTAAACGCTCTAACCCCACCACGACTATTCATCAGGTGTTCATAGATTGGAGTAGGATAAGCTCCTGGAGCAGAAGGCTGAGCAACAATATCAACAGTAATAATTTCAAATTCTGCTACTTCGCCAGTGCTGTCATTGACATTTCCGCTGCCACGACTAGATACGCCAAGTTTTACGCCTGCTTCGAGCATAGTACGAATTAAATTGCCCATCGGTGTAGGTAAGATTTTCATCTTACTGTAGCCATTAGGACCGTCCATCCACATATCAGTAATCATGTGTGACACGCGGTCCAAATTTACTTTTAAGTCATCAGGATGATCAACTTCACCTAAGACACTATAACCGTTTTGAATCTGGTCATTTAGAGTTTTTACAGCGTTAGTAATCTCTCCGACAGGATAAACCCGCTGATTTGCATTTCGAATGCCGCCTTGAATGGAGATGCCTTTTAGATAAAGGTTCTTCCCGTCCTTGTCGTCAGATTCTAAAACTACTCTAGCCTGATCAAAACTTAGTGTTTCTCTTAGGTATTGAATTTGCTTCATCCTAATTTCCTATTATTGTCTACGGTCTGCTGGAGACTTGGTGTATGCTTGACCTTCGCCAGCACCCCTCTTCTCTGCTCCGTGTCCTGCACTGTTCTTACCAAATGCATCACCTTTGTAGCCGCCTGGCTTATTCAAGTGATCTTTTGTGAATTCACCTCTTTGTCCACCAACTAGGCCTTCACCGCCTTTAATACCAGCTTCTCCGCCCTTACCACCTAAGATGTTATGTGCAGATGCTGTTGTTGTTGGGCGTCCTTTTGGATTTTGCAATCCTACGCTCTTGGTGTTTGTGCCGCCTTCTTCGCCACGGCCTCTTTTATCAGCACCGTGACCTGCAGAAACAGTTTCTACGTATTCACGCATAAACTCGTCGCCGCCTTCTTCGTCGTCAGCTTCTTCGCCTTCTTCGTCGTCAGCTTCTTCGCCTTCTTCGTCGTCAGCTTCTTCATCGCCAAACATGTCATCATGTGCTGGCTCGCCCTTTTCGTCAGCCATCAAAGCTTCGAATTCAGACTTTAGTTGTTCTAATTCTGATTCTAAATCAGAAATGCGTTGTTCTTCAGAACCACCACCTTCAGCACCTAGGTCTCCGTCCATATCGGCGTCGCCGCCCATATCGTCCATTCCGCCCATAGCGTCTGGATCGGAAACATCAGAAGCGAATTTGTCACCAGCGTCACCGCCGATTTCAAGTGTAGTTTCTTCTTCTAAATCATCTCCCATAGATTCGTCCATTTCCTCATCCGAGTCCATGGCTTCATCCATCTCTTCATCTTCCTCCGCCTCTTCGGCGATCATGTTTTCATATATTTCTCTAGACTTCTCTACAACGATTTCATGGAATAATTCATTCGCCTTATCCATTTCCTCGTTGACTAGAAGATCTAATAGTTGTTCAAACTTGTTAGACATTGCGGGTTTCTCCTTAAATTAGATTGGCAAGGCTGTCGATGTATTTACAGCCAAGGTGTAATAGTTATGTGAAATAGGCCAAAAACAGTCAGTTCTTGACAAAGACAGGAGAATACGTGCCTGAGTTGAAGTGTTTCAACAGAAATATTTATTGATTAGACAATCGAATTATATGTACAGTTTACATTGCAGCCGCTTCAGGCGGTGGGGCTGCATACATAATCTTAACAAACTCTAATTGTTCTTTCTGTTCTTTTACTCTGGAGTCTCCTGCTTTTCTTAAATTATTAATCATTCCTAACGTTAGTCTAGTCTTGCGTAAGTCTTTAGACTTAAGAACACTGATATTATCTTCAAGAGGATTATATCTGTCATCTTGAGACATGCCTTCGTTTTGGTTAAAATAGATGAATTCATTAAGTAGCATGTTGATATTTATCCAAATTATGCTGCGGGAGGAGTTTGTGCAGGTGCTGTGCCAGCAGCGGGCATTCCGCCAGCAGCTTCTGGACCGCCAGGCATTCCTTCAGGTGCTTCGCCTGACTGACCTAATTCATTTACATCGCTATCCATGCCGCCGCCTGTGATGCCTGCACTACGAAGTTCTGCATTTGCATTAGGTGCTTTTGCACTTAATCCGTTTTCTTCTTTCCATAGCTCTTCGTTTTCTGCCATTTCTTCTTGGCTTAGTCCTAAGAATCTTTTTAGTGCAAAGCGTTTACTGATATGCGGAATTGCAACAATACTGCCAAAACTGGCAATACGTGCCGTATCCATTTCAGTTTGTCGGTAGGCAGCAAAGTTTTGCGGGGGATTAAATTGTAATTCAAATACGTTTGGATCAAAATTAATGCCCTTACGCTGCATATAACCTTTGAATTCTAAATCAAATACTTCATTTAAATTACTTTGGAGTCGTTCGCAATACTTGTTGAATCGTAATTCTTGAATGTAGGCTGTTCCAACTCGACCATCATTAAAGCTAGATCCCCCATCGTCAGGCCCTGTAGGTAGATAACTTGAAGGTATGCGTAGAGCACGAAACAGCTTATTAGTAAAATATCTAAGATCATCAATTTCTCCTAAGTTAGTACCGCCTGGAAGAATTTCAACTTTACTGCCGCGACCTTCTGAAGTCTGCGGGAAAAAGTAGTCTTCGTTGATACTTAACGGGTTGTAGCTACTGTCAATAACAGTCTGTCCACCTCCAGTAACTGAAGGAATTCGTCGCTGATTAACTTCGTTTTTAACACGCTCAACAAAAGACATAGCAAGGTGACTTGGCATATTACCAACGTCAATATAAAATACTCTACGTTCAGGAGCACGTTGAACTCGATAGATAATAATGGCATCTTCTAATAATTCTTTTTGTTTGTAAACTTTAAAGATACTTTCTAATAAACTATTTCCAAAAGGAAAATTGTTATCCATACCTTCGCTCATACTCAAATGCACAACATGCTCTGCATCAATTGCCCACTGGGTTTGATTAACTCCGAAGCGGTTTCCGATATTTGTAGGATAAGTCCCGGTCATGCCTTTTCCACCACCACCGCCACCCGAGTAAGGTGTAGCTGGTCCTGAGTTAGTTGCACCCGGAGCAATTTGTGTTGTACTTAGATTTACAAAGTTTGGATTTAGATCACGAATAACATATTGCTCAGGCTCTTTACCTTGGCTTTCGTTAACAATAATTTTGTCAACTTTGCCTGGATCTACATACATCCAAGCATTTGTTTCTGGATCACGTATAAAGAAACTGTCGCCGTATTTGAATGCATTGCGAACAATTTTAAAAATACGATTCTGAAATTTGTTTAACTTAGTCCACTGTTGCAGATACTTTTTAATAATCTTAATTTCAGTAGGAGTTGCTTGATCTTTAAAGAAAACTTCAAACGGTGTTCCGTTGTCATCATTTAGCTGACAACAAAACTCTGCTAAAATATCTAAGGCAGCATTAACTTCACTGTCACTGTCCATTGTATCGTATTGACCATAACGCTCTAAACGATTAGGATGTCCCGAATATACATCGGGAAGATAAGAGCTGTAGTTTAATCTACTACCGGTTGGGCCGTCGCCGCCGCTGCCGCTAATTGGGCTCAGTGTTCCAGATGTATTAACTGGTGTGAAGTATTTTTTCCAAGACATAATTAAATTAATAGATTCCCGTTTAGACCTCTGATAGCATCTAAGTTTCTTCTGGAGAAATCTGTACTATCACGCATGTAGGCTAGCATTTGTGCTGTTTGCTTATTTAACTGTTGCAGCTCTGTTAACAAATCTTTAGAAGGTGCATCAACTGCTGTGTCTGTTTTGGTTTCACTTTTACCAAATATCGATTCTTTAATACTAGCAAACATGTCTTCACCCGGTGATGACTTAGTTTTTTCAGTTTCCATTTGTTGCATTGCTGCTGCAAATGAGCTTAATTCATTAGATATAATTGATTTGAAGTCCGGCATCTTCATATCCAGATTAACGGGGATTTTATTACCATCGGGTAACGGAACAAACGCTTCGTTCTTTCCTACCTCGGCCGCTTTTATTAGCTGGCCGCCTGGTTTGGCTTTAACAATTCCGCCATCGGCTGCACCCGGAATCGAACCAGAATCATATCCAGTACTATTGTATGCAGCACTATCTGCATCGGGTTGATTTTTTTTACCAAACAAACTAAAACTATCCCAAGCCATTTGTAACAGCTTACCAAGTCCTTCTGCGATCTGCTTGCCAACTTTTTCTCTACCCTCTGGAGAGAATAAGTCCTTGACAAAATTAACAACCATTTCTAATCCTGCTTTGATCGCCGGCATATTTTCTTTTGCAAACTGTATCATTTTTTGAGCAAGATCTTGTATGACAGGTGTTAGTTCTTTTATAACAGGCATTAGTGTGGCCATGAACTCGGCACTTAAATTCTTAAATGCCTGTTCTGTTTCGGCTGCTTGAGCCGCTGTACTTTGTTCTCTTGCTTTTTGACTTGTTGCAATCTCTTGTTGTAGTTTATCAAAATCTTCAGCACTTCTAACCTGCTTGCTGTTTAATAAATTTGCATTTTTTTGTGCCTGCATTGCAGCTTCAGCATTTGCACCGCCCGTCATACTCATTGCAGCCATTTGTTCTTTGCCAAGATTCTTAGCATCTTGAGCACTGCCAATCATTGCTTGACTATAGGACTTGTTTACATCTTTAAGACCTTTACTAGTGTCTTTAACAGCATTGCCCATATCTGCAACACCTTTAGCAGCGTTAGGCAGTAGTGCAGTGAAACTTTGTGCAGCTTCTGTCATTGGAGGCAACCCCATTAACTGAGATTTTAATGCATCTGCTGCACCTTTACCACCAACAGCTAAAGCGTTTTGCATAGCGGCTGTGGCTTTCGCACGTCCTTCTTCGTCTAATGTCTGTAGATAAGATTCGTATGCTGCGTTTGCTGTTGCTTCTTGTAAAGCCTTTTCTTGTTGCTCTCTACTCTGACCAGTGATACTGGCCAGCATATCTAACTGTGTCATATAAGCACCGGCACTTGCTGCCAATGCTTTAGTGTTCTTCATTTCTTCGGCAGTTCTACCACCAGTCATCTTTAAGTAATTTGCAGTACTACCATTTATGTCATCAATAGAATAACCTAGAGCACGTAGATTTTTACCTACATCACTGTTACGAATATCTTTAGATAAGTTAACAAAGTTCTTAGCACCGTCATTAACAGTGCCGCCCATTTGTGCAAACAATTTAGAATTTTCACCAACTAATTTTCCAAAGCCTTCTAACGATGTGCCCATTTCTAAAGCAGTTAATCTAATGTCGGCTAACTCACCTCCTAAGTTCACTCCTGCTTTGGTAATTTGACGATATGCTTCGAGCTCTGCTTCCTGCATTTCTACCAATTTTTGGAACAACCCAGCAACTGCACCTATACCAAAAGGTAGATCTTTAAACGCACCGAATACATCACTAACTGATCCTTTACCGTCGAGCATCTTGCCCGCAAGGTCCATTAGATTCTTTCCAGTCTGTACCCCTCCTGCAACTATATCTCCAAGTACTCCGCCTAATAACATTGCACCTTTAGACAACCCGCTAAACGCTGTGCCTAAGACCTTACCTGCCACTGATCCTGCTTGTGCAGCAGGACCCATTTGTTGTAAACCTTTGTTAGCTGCGGCAATAGCCTGAGGATTAACTCCTGCTTGGCCAGCTGTGCCCGATAACTTTGAAAGTGCAGACTGCTGACCTTTTAGGGCCGCTAGTATGTCTTTTAAGGTCGCTTCTGTGGCTGCATTATCTAGTGCAACATCTTGATCACCTATTCTACCGGTTACGTCAGCCATTGTTATTTTCCAGGATTCTATGCGTATATAAATAATACACAGAGTTTTACTAGATTATTTATCGGAGAATCAAAACATGGTTACACCTCACAAAATTGCACCAAACCCGTTAATGGCACAAATGCGTCAGCCAAAAATTTATATTCGCTTGCCTAGCAACGGAGAGTTTTGGGAGAACGGCAGTTTGGAGCAAACTGAAAACGGTGAGTATCCTGTGTACTCTATGACTGCACAAGACGAGTTAAAACTAAAAATTCCAGATGCACTGATGAATGGACAGGCAGTTGTTGATGTACTTCAGCACTGTGTTCCTAACATTAAGAATGCATGGGCAGTTCCTAATATTGACATGGATGTGCTGCTGATTGCTATTCGTATTGCTACCTATGGTGAGAAGATGAGTGTGCCTATTAAGCTAGGATCTGAAATTGATTATGAGTACGAACTAGATCTTCGACTGGTAGTTGATCAGTTAATGAACAATATTGCTTGGGATCCAATTGTTCCAATCAATGAAAATTTAATTGTACATGTTCGTCCTATTACCTATAAGACTATGACACAGGGTGCTTTGCAGACTTTTGAAACTCAAAAAATTATTCAAGTTGTCAATGACGAAAGTGTAGCGGAAGAAGATAAAATTAGAATCTTCAAAGAAAGTTTTGCTAAACTTAACAAGTTAACACTGGGTGTTATTACAGAGTCTATCTTTAATATTGAATCATCAAATGGTGGCACTAGTGACCGTAAACATATTCAAGAGTTTATGGACAACGTAGATAAAGAAATCTTTGATAAAGTTAAAGGGCACATTGATATTCTTAGAGAGCACAATGCTATTAAACCTTTAAAGATTGCTGTTACTGACGAAATGCGAGCAATCGGAATTACTGACGAAGAAATTGAAGTTCCGTTGAACTTCGATCCATCAAATTTTTTCGGTTAAGGCTTTTGTCTCTTAGCTTAGAAGAAATTCAAAAGCTAAGTGAGTCGATGGAGAAGGAGGCAAAAGCCTTAAAGAATCAGATCTATCAGATGATGTGGTTTATGCGTGGTAGCATAACCATATCTGAGGCTTTTGAACTTGAGGGTGAGGACTTAGAAATAATTGGTAGGATTATCAAAGACAATCTCGAAACTACCAAAAAAACAAGACTGCCGTTCTTTTAAATTATTTTACCTAAGAAGTTACTGTAGAATTCAACGCTTTCACGTTGAACATTTTGTTTGAATACAGGATTACCTTGTGCATCAGCACCTGCCATTGTTGATCCACCACCGCCCTGTACATATTGATTAAATCCGCTTTGTGTCTTTGCTGCGGTGCCTTGTTTGGCTTTTAATCTAGCTTTCAATGCATTTTGATCTTTAGTTGAAAGTTTATCTGCTGCCGGAGCAGGTGCTTGCCCTGCTGGCGGAGTAGTAGCTGCCGGTGCTGCCGCCGCTGGTGCTTCAGGTGCTGCTGCTGGTGCTTCAGGTGCTGCTGCTGGTGCTTCAGGTGCCGCCGCTGGTGCTTCAGGTGCTGCTGCTGGTGCTTCAGGTGCTGCTGCTGGTGCTTCAGGTGCCGCTGCTTGCCCACCTTTTTGCAATGTTGTTAATAATTGTTTTTTGCTTGCAGGATCTAATTTGTCAATTTGTGCTTTTAAAGAAGCAATAGCCGGATTTGCTGCTGGCTGTTGAGTTGCTGCACCACCTCCGTTTCCGCCTTGACCCGCTGCTGCCGGAGCTGCTGTTGCACCTTGACCTGCTGTTGGACCAGCTTGTGTTGGTGCAGGTTGAGTGTTTGCTGCTGGTTGCCCACTTGGTTGGCCTGCTGCTGCTGCGGCAGGTGCTGCTGTTGTACCTTGTCCTGCTGCTGGTCCTGCTGCCGGTGCTGTATCTCCTGCGGCACCTACAGTTGCTTTGCCTGCTTGATATCCTTTCTTGGCAGCATTCCATGCACCTGCTACACCGCCTGCTACAGCACCTACGCCTTTAGCTACTGTGCCTACTGCATTGCCTGCCATAGATCCTAACTTGTTTAAAATTGGACCTTCTTCAATAGGTTCACGAGTTTCAACTAATTCTATAATTTTCATATGTTTTTCCTGATCACGCTTGGACGTAAGCTAAAATTTCTTTTTGTTCAGCAGCACTTAAATTTGAAATCTGTGCTAACAATTCTTCTATATTTACCGTTTCGCCTGTAGGGTCTGCTGATGTAGAACTAACTTCAATTCCTAGATCAGCAAATGCAGTTGCTACCAGTTGTTTATCAACTCCTGCACCAACTAAAATCTGTTTAATTTCTTCGCTGTCCGTAGGGCTTCCTGCTTTAGTCCACGCTTTTTCTAACTTGCTAGCATCTACTTTGTTGCCCGTGATGCCAAACAATTCGTTTAGTTGTGCTCTGTTTAAGGACTCTGCTACTGGTTTAGGTGCAGTTGGCGGAGTTTCACCAACTCCTGCTGCTGCTTGCCCTGCTGCGGCACCGCCAACAGCCGATGCTGCCTGTGTTAGACCTTTGATCCACTGCAACAGGCTGTCATTGCTTAATGCAATATCTTTTGCAGCACCTGCAATATCTTTCATTTGTGCTTTATAATCTGCAGAATGAACTAATCTTCCAAGTCGTTGAAGTTCAGTAAATGCTGTAGTATCTCCATTTTGCATAGCATTCACAGCCGATCTAATTCCCGATGCTGCATCCGCATCAACAGTTACATTAAATCCCTGTGTCATCTCAGTATGTTCCATGCCAAACGAACTTAACTTTCTTGTTGCCTTGTAACTTATTTGTTCGAGTCCGGTATCACCAATTGGAATAGATTTTTCACGCAGGCCAGCTGCCCACTCACCAATACCTGCCATTGCGGCTGCGGTAATGCCTGCAACAATGCCTGCTGTTGCTCCACGACCAATCGCTGTACTGGCTTTCTGTCCTTGAAGTAAACGATCAGCAATATTAATAATACCAGCAGCAATACCTGCACCTGTACCCACAGCCAGGACACCTGCACCAATACCGCCTGCTAAAGCAACTCCTAATGCTGCGGCGGCAGAACCCGCAATACCTAACAAGAACTTGTGTAGCTTAGGATTGTTCTTAGCAAACTCTCCGTACTTGGCCAACTTAGCTGCCAGTTCCGGATTCTTTGCAGCAATCTTTGATTTAATATCTTCAAACTTCTGATCAAACGCTGCTACAGGACTGCTACTTTGTAACATTCCTCCAAACTTATTAAACCAAACATCACTAATTTTATCTTTTGCACCCTTTAGTGCATCACCTGTCTTACCTAATGCACTACGGCCAGCACCCTTTTCGATAGAAGTGAATAACTGCTTTACCTGTTCAGGATCCATGGCTACTTCACATAGCACCGGATGTATTTCTCGTTCCCAGGTTTCAAAGTAAGCATCACCACAACCTAGGCTTTCAAAGATACTAACTCTTTGATTGCTTTCAATCACATCTAATTTTTTGATAAGTGCTGATATATCCATTATTATTTCCGAAATATTATTGTATATTTATAATGAGCTTACGCTCATTTGCTTCTTCGCTTACGCTCGAAGCAATTTAGTTATATGATATATGCGTAGCATTTAAATATTATCTAGATTAATCGGTCACACTTAGCCCAGGCAAGGGCTAAGAAAAAACTGCATTATCTGAGTAGCACAGTCACATAGTGTTAGAACTATTAGCATTTCTGCTAGCGTAGGCGGTTGACCGATACCTACTCGCTCTGTCTTATTTCAACGGCGGCTTACAAATATACACTATCATATTTGTAAAGCGTGGAGTTTCTGTTATTACTCCATCCTTGGGCCTTATTTTAACTCTATTCAAACAATCAAACCGCAGGCATTTTGCGATCGTGGTCCGGTTAGGATACTGATTGAGTGCTTACTTCAGCGGTAAGACTTCGGATTCCTGCGACACGATGTCCAGGTTTCTACTGTTCGGCACACGATATTAGCCTGTGCGAGCTATAACTGAATTAAGTTGCCTTAAAGTTTGGATTTAATGTGTGAGCCATGTACACGGACAGAAATTTGTCCATTGTAATATTCGTCGGATTCTAATACTTTGCGGTCGAATTGTTCTCGGGCCTCAACGTAAGATGTTTCTGCTTTGCTTTTACAGTAATGTAATATTTCGCGGGTGAATTTGTCTTTGCCTAAAGCGTCTATGTCTTTAGATAGTTCAACGCTGGATCCGTAGTATTCCTGCCAGTCGCTGTCAATTTTACTTCTAATTTTCTTTTTCTTCTTGGTGCCGTTCTTTAACTTTACAGTCTTGTAGGTCGTTTTACTAAATTTTGCTAACTTTTTGCCGATATAACGGCGACCTGTGACTGTATTAGTAATGCAATAAACAAAACCAATACAGTCTTCAGGTAATTCTAAGACTTCAGCACTCTGATAAGTCCAGTTGTTCAATTACTTTGCCGCCTTGGCTTCCTTGCGAGCATTCTTTTCAGCAGTAATTTCGTTACGGCGAGCCTTTACAGCCTTGCTCATTTCACCTAATGCCTTGCGAGCACGAGTACCAGCAGCACTGTTACCTGCTGTAAACTTTGCATCTTCGGCCATGTATGCATCAAATGCAGCTTGTAGTTCATTTTGTGTTGACATTTTGTTTTTCCTTAAGTTCTTTTCTTTTAGCTTTTGCTTCTTTCTTTGCCTTGAGCGAAGCCTTGTACTCAAGTCTTTGGCCTTTCAAATACACCTTATGGTCTCTTTGAAACTGCATTACAACTTTTCGAAGTTGGTTTAGATCATTTTCTAAAGCTATAATGGCATGCCTAACTTTCAATGCAGATGTCTGATTTGGCTTGTTTTGCAAATGCATATTAGCATTATGCATGGTTACTAAATCGTTTACAACCTGCTTGTATAGTTCTGTGTACTTGTTTAGCATTAT